GGTAAAAAAATGCCGGATAAATTTATTAAAAACATCTTATAATACTTACTGATATGTTGACACCTAAACAATTAAAATTATTTAAATTTCTAAAGGGATATAAACAAACGTATGAAATAATGCCTACTTTTAATTCTACTGTGAAAAAGTGGCCAGAAGTATTGTAGCCCAATAGATCAGGAGTGCCAAGAGAGCTATAGTTTTCAATCCTAATCCATGAAATTCCCTTAGAATTTTTACGAAGTTTTTGATATAATTTTGCCTCTGGACCCATGTCTTTATCGAGGTTACAACCTCGTGCATTACTTTAAAGTTTCTATTGCCCTGGCCATGGCAGGATATCTTTTAATATATCCTTTCAATTCTAAATAGCCTAACATTTGATGAACTGTACTCGGTGATTTAACCTGCATATATTTTTTCATATCATTAAAAGTAGGCATTATTTCATACGTTTGTTTATATCCCTTTAGAAATTTAAATAATTTTAATTGTTTAGGTGTCAACATATCAGTAAGTATTATAAGGTGTTTTTAATAAATTTATCCGGCATTTTTTTACCATCCTCGAGAGTTCGCAATAAGACAAATATTGAGGGTTGGCCAATAATATTATTCTCTAATACTTCAATTTTTTGAATTTCATGCATAGTATCATTTTTTTGAATATAAACCGTAGCATTTTGAATAGCATTACCTTTCTTATTATCAACAAATTTTTCAAGATATTCCATTAAATGTTTTACGTACATTACATTCCCGACTTACGCATAGTATTTACTTTGTCTTCAACTTGATGAGCAAGTTTCTTATTATCTTCTTTTATCTCTGTTAACTCAACCTGAAGTTTACCATTTAATTCTTGATGAAGTTTATTAATCTCTTGCGCTTCCTTAACCTCAGCCTGCAGCTCCTTCATCTCTGGTGATGAGTTACCAATTCCTTTTATGATTGTATTTTCTCCTTCGGCCTCTTGTGCTCGCTTCTTCATTCTCGTAAGCTCTTCAGATAATTGATTTACCAATTTTTTAGTTCCATCCAATAAAACTCTATCTTCCAGCCATTTAGATTCTTTTCGTTTCCAGTCCCAAATTTCTTTCTTGTGCTGTTCAATTAACAGCACCAAATCGTCTGTCTCTTTTGCCTTATCCATTATTTCATTCATTTTCTGGATGATCTTTCATTATTGACATTATACAAGAGTTACCTTAAAATGTCAATATGGGAGTTCCAAAAAGATTGACAGAAATGCAAAAAAGATTCGCTGAATTTATAATATTTGGCGGAGCTGACGGACCTGTGTCGCAGGGAGAAGCAGCTAAACTAGCTGGTTATAGCCACAACAGATGTAGACAAGAAGGTTCTGAGCTTATGAACCCTAGACTGTCCCCACTAGTCGTAAGATATATAGGACAATTAAGAGAAGAAAGACTTAGGAAACATGCAGTCACTTATGATGGTCATGTAGCTGAATTAGATAGAATTAAAAATTTAGCGTTGAAGAAGGGTTCGTTTTCTTCTGCAGTAAACGCTGAAACCAATCGTGGGAAGGCAGCAGGACTATACATAGAACGCAAAATAATAAAAACAGGTAAACTAGAGGACCTAACAGAAGAACAGCTAGAAGCAAAAATGAAACAAATTTTAGACGACTACGAACCACTTTTAAATGCAAAAATTGTTGAGGCATTACCATCCGAAATTAAGGAAGCCTCACCATCTTCTTCACACAAGCCAAAGGAATCATCGTCCGATCCCCAAAAGTTAAAGACCCATCCTCCTCCCGATCATAGGAAGCGAATAATTTAATAGCATATCTATCTTTATTATATAACCAGCCTTCATTAACAGGGGAAGCTAACTTCATTTTATTAAATGCCTTATCATCAGCCCAACCACTGTCGCTTAAAATATCAATCCACTCTACTCTTACCTTGGAGTACGGAATATTGGCTGGTTGAGTAGCACTTACGAGTTTTCTTTTTGCTCTCGGTTTTCTCTTTTTTGGTCTTCTTTTTGGCATAATAGTAATTAGGGTTGTGTCTCCGATTGAATATATCTATAAATCTCTCCATTGTAAATCTTGTATATAGGGATGTGAGAGCATAGATAGGTTTTTAAAACACATAATAGTTTGCTTACCCCCCTAGAGACTGCCATATTGACAGATTCTAAAAAATGAAATGTCACACAATATGTCACTATTTTGGTTAAATTCATATTGATTTTACTATGTTTTTTATCTTTCTGACAGTATGACAGATTATTTTGGTTTGAAAAAAAAAAAATAAAATCATTTATTTCTGTGAGATTACTATATGTGTCTGTCTGCCTTTCTTTTGCCATATTATTGCCTTATTTTAGCCATAATTCCTTATTCATTCACCATATCCCTACACACCTTGAATGAATGAACGTTCATTCATTCATTAGGACTGTACCTGAACAAGATGAACGCATTCATTTCTTCAACCCTACACACCTTGAATGAATGAATGAGTCTATTTGCCCAACCAGGTTGGGCAAACGGTGACGTCAGCAAGACGGATGAAAACTGATCGCATGAAGCGATCAAGGGAACCAGAGACATCCTGCTGACTTGGGTCAAGAACTCACCAATCCTTGTTAGATATTCCCTGTCCCTAACTGTAAAATCTGTTACCATTAATTACTCATCTGACATTGGACTATTAATAGGTTCCAATTCATCTTGTAGTTGTTCTGATGTTGTTTTTAATTTTTTCATTTCCCATTTGGTAATAATATCACTAATCTCTTGAAACGGATAGTTATGTGCGACCATGTCGTTTCGGTATGCTTTAATCTCTTCCAATAATTTTTTTGTTTCATCGTCCATCTTTTTCAAATTCTTTTAAAAGCTTGTTTGGATCTATTTTTGCTTGTTCCTTTTCGTCTCTTTCTAACTCATGATACATGTCTAGTCTACCCAGCCATCTGTGCTTCCAGAGCTTCAACATAGCGTCCTGAAACTTGAATTCTTGGTAATATAGGTCAGGAGTGCATATCATTATAATGCCTTGTCTAATCCTGGATCCATAGACTTCATCGTGGGCCATGCAGTATGCAGCAATTTGCATATAGTAGTCGCCTACCCACTCTTCTCTCTTTGGTCGATTGGATTGTTTAAAGTCTACAATAGTCTCAAGACCATTGTGCATGCATACAAGGTCAGTACTCCCAGCATAAAGGCCAGGATAATGCAGCATAACTTCTGAACCGTAGTATTCTTCAATAGGTGTAAGGCCCACTTCAATAATCTTCTGGGCCATGGGCCGTGCTTCTTGACCCACCTCTGTAAGATCATCATAGCCGGTTCCCTGTATGTGTTTCTCCAGGAACTTATGCATGGCTGTCCCCCTCTTACTAGATAGATTCGTGATTCTTTCTGCTTCTTCATTCCCAACTTTAGCTTTCCAGTCTTTTAAAAATTGTTGATTCTTTGTAGCACCTAATACAGTAGTTACACTCGGAAGTCTAGTTCCTATGATGTCATAAACCCTGGTCCCTGTTTCGTGATCCGTGATCTGTTTTCCCTGTATATATTTGTATTTATTACTTTTTTTCATCTAATCTCCAAATCCATCAATTGCTCTTGGGTGAAAAAAAGTTTGTTTTTTTTCTTCATCCAGTTCTTCATATTGTTTTTTTCTTTCTTCATATTTTTCTTCGGTCAATGAATGCCACCCAACACAAAGTCCTGTGGGCGATCTTTCACATTTACATTTAGTTTCTTTTAGGTTCATACCATGTATACTTTAAAGTTAATTCAGATCCTTCCTTAATATTTTTTATTGTAATTAAATTCCATTTTTTAAAATCATGATTATATTTTTCATCAGGAAGATCATTTAAATGATTCCATTGTTGACGAGTCAATAAAAAAGATGATTTAACACAAATTCCAAATGAGTCATACCTAAATCAGTTTGTTCAGGAATATCTTCTTTAGCAAATATGCCAAAGTCATGAATGGATGAAGTATGAATTGTTAAATTATTAGGTAATGGTTTATACATTATAATACAATCACCAACATGTAGATAGCCAGGAGAGTCATGAGCCCTAAAAAGGTAAATACAATAAAAAATATTTTATTCATTTAATTTCCTTTTGACTAAAAACTACTAATGCACTTGGGAAAGGTGCTGCATCTTTACCTGAAAATTTTAATCTACCTTTAATAAATCTAACTTCACCTTTCATACAATATTCATGCCAGTATGTAGTATCGGTTCTAGCTGGAACTAAACAAACTACTATCGCTCCTTTTAAACTTTCTTCGTATGCTTTTTTAATCCAATGTTTTATTTCTCTACCATAGGGTGGATTCATAAAAACTATTTCATTAGACCAATCTTTAGATAAACCATCATCCTCTAAAGTATAAAATTTATCACATTTTGCACTTTTGCTAGTACAACATGGGTCTAATGTAAAATTAAATTCTTTATTTAAAACATTAAAATAATCTTGTGGAGTAGTCCATTCACTTGATTTGCTACTAAAATGGATATTATTCATATTTAATTAGAAAAGATATCTTCTTTCTCCAAATGATTTACAATTTTTTTAGACCATGATAGTAAATTTTTATTATTATATTTATGTTTCATCAAGTTAGCCATTAGACACACGAACTGTATATTTCCTCTTTCATACTCCTTGTCGCTATCAATCCGGTCCACTGAGATATTAGTTAAAACTTCTCCCTTTCCCCTTTGGTGGGTCATAGTTTCACCAGATAAAGGACACGTGAGTCCTGTTTTAGCAAACTGTGTTTTCCATATTTTAAAAAATTTGTCATAACTAAGCTGAACTTTTTTACGTCCTCTATGCCTATGGCAGTC